CGACTAATAACTGCCCCCTAAAAACAAGATATGGTTCGGGGAATCCACATCAAGGTAGGTCCTCAGTATACCTACAAAACCCAGACCTATATCCAACAAACTTGGAAACAGGAAACACGCATGGCTTTGGCACCTGCGGGGAAAGAGTCCTACCAATGTCAACGCCTATACTCTTAGTTGACCCGGAGCAATACTCCTATAAATATTCGATGTAATTTTGTGATCTCCCCTGCCCACCATTACCACCACCAGTGGCTCTCTTGTAGGCATTATATAAGGAAACACTGCCGCCAACAGCAGTACCAATCGTTCTGGCAGCTTTATTAACGACACTATCGAATTTGTCGAACCACGCAAGTGGATCCGATGCTTCTTCTCGACTTTCAACATGCGCAACAGGCAACGCAACAGACATGTTAGCTACCCTACTCAATTCAACATCATTACTGGGACACACTCCAGTGGCAGGTGTGATTAATGTACCATTACTACCTCTATGCAAGGCTTCAACATGAAGAACATATTCAATGTTGAAAATATTGGCACCAGCTCCACCGCCAAGACCGGCAGCATACAAAACAATGGCACACCAACCAGTGTTTGTTTCAGCATAAGGAGAAGCATTTGCAGGCCATCCATTGTCCCTATAACGATATGAAGAATTGTCCAACCGACGAAAAGGTACAATTAACGGATTAGTAGCCAATTCAACAGTAGGATATTTTTCAGATAAAGGCAAAGCTGCAAAACCAGCTTCAACGGTTGGAAAATATGTTGCTCCAAACTGGTCAACATCCAAATCTTCAGCAATATGTGAAACCCATAAGTGTCCAGAAGCGGTGGAAATCGACTGTTCCGTAGTAATCCGCAAACCACCACCAACCACTCGAAAACTGGAGAAAGCTAAATTAAATGCAGTTGTCTGTGGCAAATTAAATGAGGTGGGACTAGGCAGCCATGTTATGTTTCCTCCTGCAGAAATAGCAGGAGGTTGTACAGCATAATCGAAAATGTGTGGATAGAAAGCTATAGCGGCGCCCGAAACATAAGTTGGATTAATACCCAATTCAAATGCAGCACGCAAACAAATAGTAGCAGAAGGATAAGCATACCCGTCAGGTATTCGAGCACCTTCAGCGTCAGAAATAAAAGGATTTGCTGTAATAAGAGCAAATTTAGATGCTGGCTGCCGTGGCTTTCTTTTTAAGTTTCTTCTTTTTGTCTTTCCAACCACCGAAACACGTGGTTTGGAAATAACTACTAACTTACGACGAGTAGTACGTCTTTTAGAATTATTCTTAGTTCTAGCAGGTATATTGATATAACCGATTTCCGAATTACCCTTATTGAAAATCGATGCGATGTATCTTGTTAGCCTATTATTTAAAATGCCCACACAATCAAGAATAGGGGTAAATACCCTTGGCATTCTCACGTATGCTGTTGCTTTGCTTCTCTTTAACATCTTAGAGTCACATGCGTCATAGCAATACGTTCCCAAACTCAGCGAAAGTTTAAGCAAATTAGCGGTGCCAATATACCTATTATACAATAGATGGACAATGGCACCATATGTCAGCCCGAGATATCTAGTCAGGCCCGCTAGTATTATATGGATGGGAATAGCCAAATATGAACCACAAATGGTTTCCATAATAGCCAAGACCATCCAGTATGGGGCTGCAAAGTACCAATGTACAAAACTTTCAAACACCGTCCATAAATCAAATATGAAAGGAGGAACAAATGGAACATGGTCAACCTCAATCCAATCTCGACTAACATAATGATCAAGAGCCGGGTTGACAGAACCTCCATCTACAATAGCACATTTAGTAAATATTGGGTCGTCAAGAACCATGGGAAAATCATCGATATGAACTTTTAAAGCCCAATTTTGTAATTTCCTATATTCTAAATCACTCAGTCCATACATAACCCGAAATCTCTCTTCTTCATCCGGGTGAATATCATCTATGACTGTATCAGTGATCTGCCATTCTTCACGGCCAATCCCAGTAGGATTGATGCGACCAGAAGTTCGAACAATAGATCTGAGGAAAAGGCCAAAAATTGGCACATGTCCAGCAATAGGTAGCATAGAAAGAGCGCTACCTAATAGAAGAGACTTGAATTGTTTCTTGGAATGTCTCTTAAAATTAATTCCAAATTTGGAAAGTTGGCGGAATGGTTTCAAACCCCACTTAATTCCTCTCCATGTTCTGTAAAATCTACCAGAACAAAATTCCAAAGTCTGCCAACCTGAACGCGAAACTAATTCCATCTTTAATCCAAGTGATGCATATCTTTCTACTATATGGGATACACCACAACCTTTTTGGACAACAAAAAAATTATCGTCCCCATTATAAACACCCCCAATATATGCTTTGCCCCATACAAAATTCGTGATAAGAATATTAAGTAGTGTATTAAAAGCAGAGGTCCACATATCACCACTGCGTCGTCCCCAATCACACGAAAACGCTACACCCTTAGCTGAACCCTTGACAACTAACCAGCGTTCCAAAAGCTGTTCTAAATATATTGGTTTGTATGGTAATACATTCTGTAAAAAGTACTTTTCAATGCGTAACATAGTATTTGTGACAGAACCATCCCAATTTGCAGCATCTCCTTCAAATAACATTCCTTCACCGCTCATTTGTTCCACAATTTTGCCCAATTCAAGAGCATTTTTGGATGTTGCAAAAATATCTGGTCCTTTTGAAAAAGTGCGTACAAGACACTTGTATAAAGAATAAAAGAAAGGACCAATAAGCAACTGTAATGCAGACTTACGGCATTGTATTATACGTGGTTTAAAGGATTTCCATGTTTTCCCAACGTATGCTTCACCCTTAACAAAAATGTCAGAGCCCCAACTACGTGCTGTAAAAGCACCAACATCAGACTCTGATTGGAGCCTATTTCGTCGCTTAGCTGGTAAATGTCTTAGCCAATCCTCCTTGCTAAATGGATACCAGAAACTCCACTGGACTCGATTGAGAAATGATTTACTAAAAGAGAAAAAAGACTTATCTAAAATCCCATCGTACCATGGCCTATCAAATAAAAATCTAATCTTCAATCCATTTTCAATATCATGCTTACAGCCCATTGGTATAACAACAGGAGATCCGGAAATAACACATCCATACACTTCAATTGATCGATGTTCTTCACACCGCACGCAATTACCACTAGGTATTTTTAAATTGGCTTCAGGAGCAATTTTTGGGGTTTTTATTCCAAAAGAACAAGTTTTCCATATACTCAACGTGTTTGCTATGCGCAACTTAGGCAATTCAACTCCATTAAAAAGCAAAACAACTCTATTCATTCTATATAAAAGCCAGGCATAGCACAATAAACCACTCAAACGTACCCAGTCCAAATGTTCATATAAAGCATAAAAGAAAAGAGGAAGAAAACAAAGCAAAAGATATAACAATTGCTTAAAAGCTCCAATATATTGATGGTAAGTGTATAACCACCATATTTCCGTTGAGCACAAATCTGACTCCAAAGCTTTTGTTAGCCACATTAACCTCTGCGTGGCATCTTTTTCATGGACCTGCTTGAGTCTTTGATCTCGTATTAATTCAGTAGCCTCTGGAGACCGGATCCAGGAAAGACAATCATGTTCAATACATTCCCATGCAGGAATATCTCTGGTAATGATTTCAACCATACGGCTAACAGTTCCTTCTTCATTGAAGTTGACCCTTCCATGGTAATTGCGCACAACAACGCTTCCAGCATACCTAACATATCCTGCACTAGACCACTTTAACGGCCACTGGTTACCTTCCCTGGGGAAAACTACACAAATAGGACCATATGTAGCACAAACAAAATCATTTTCCCCCATCACGCGAAATTTATAAGTATAATTCAATCCATCAATTTTAACAGTAAAACGACACCAGAAAATTCCATTACGTTTTATGTATTGCCTTGGCACACGGTCTCTAAATATGATCCATGGATTAATAACAAATTCACACCCAGCTGGCAAAGGAGCATTCAGAAAAGTCAAAGCTTTTCCATCCCAATCCCTCTTACACTCAAAAATACCACCAACTAAAAAATTTTTTATTGGATTGTCATTAGGAGCCAATGGATTGGTATACCGAAAGACTGGATCAACTCTCTCAGATATTTCCCCTCTACAACATGGACAGCGATGGGATGGTTGCTCAATATTAATGATAACCTGTCCCCATGGGTCTTCTCCATCTATTTCACGCATTGCAAATACGGCTCTATTAAAACACTGGGCGTGACACCAGCAATTATTACAATGTATGCAACATTGTATAACCTCCCCCGTTCTTGGGGTATAAGATTCTGAGCAAATTCTACATTCACCGTTTGCTTCAGAAATTACCTTTTCATCATCTACTAGAAGATCAGGTTCATCTTCTTCTATGACTTCATGCGGGACATCAACCATGAAATCACTAGTTACATTAGACCGCGGGAAAAATCTAGTAGTAACATGTCTAAAACCAACTCCGGCAACTAACTGGGCAAAGCCCAAAAATATTTTCAACGACATAAGATTATAGTATTAAGGATCTCCCCGTCGTCAGAAAGTTTAGTTAAACGCCCTTTACACCTGAGTAACCGTTTGATAGCCACAGCCCTATCACATGTTTATCGGAAGAGATATTAAATCTCCGGATATAAAGTAAGTGATAGTTATCACTACAGTGTCATGGCGGTTTACTATGGTAGGAAGAAGGTGAAAATATGGTCGTATAGTCTCTACTCCTTTCACGGCACTTGGTGGCGTAGTAACCCGTTACTAAGAAAGCAAGCTTCGATCCACCAACCATATGAATCCTAAAAACAAAATCCATAGCTTAACACTCTATTAACGCACAACTTCCTGATCCCTCTGTCGAAAACCAAACAGGGATGTTTTTAAGGTGGTCATCTCCACCCTGAAGCCCACCAGCTGCTAACTGAAGTCTTCAAACGCCGAAGCGCCTCGAGTCAAAAGACCCACGCCTCCCCATTTACATCAAATTCGCACTTGAAAAGCATTGGTCGGGGCGACACCAATG